ATATCAGGCGCAAAAGTGTGGAAATTTGAAAGAGGACCCTTGTCAGGCTCAGAAAAGCCGAGAAAGTCCTTAACGCTTGAAGCTACGTCACATACAGTATCTTTAAGGCTCTGCCATTTCTCTTTTATGCCGTCTATAAACGCCTGTATCATATCTGAACCCCATTCCTTGAAGTCGTTCCACTTGCGTGAAAACCAGTCTGTAAGGTCGATAAGCATATCAGACAAAGCGTCTGAAACAGGTGCAAAATAGTCCACCATACCTTGTGCGATACCCTTGATGAGTTCGACCGCTATAAGTATGCCGTCGGCAAGGATATCAGGAAGATTTTTTAAAAGTTCCATTGTAAGCGTGCCGATGATTTCAAGTGCCGATTGAGCAAGCTTTGCCGCCGTATCACTATCTGAAAGTGACATTGTAAGTGCATCTATGATCTGCACTGCGCCGTCTATAATAAGGTCTATGTTATCCACAAGTGCTTCTGCAATAGCAGTCACTATCTGAATCGTTCCGTCAATTATTGCAGGCATACAATCTATAACAGCCTGTATAACCGTGGGTATCTGTTCAACAATAGCATTGATAAGGTCTGGTAAAATCGTCGGCAAAGCCTGTGCTATAGTGGTTATGATCGTTGCCAACGACTGTACAAGAGGACCTGTGTTCTGTATAAGAGCTGTTGCGATAGTTGTAATGGCTGTTATGGCCGCCTGCGTTATCGTACCGATATTATCGGAAATACCTTTTACAAGTGCCTGAAATATCTGTGTGCCTGCTTCTATGATCTGTGGGAGCAGGTCGCTCACAAGCTGTGGAAGCTCGGCTGCTATGTCAGGTGCAAGCTCACTTATGAGCGTTGTGACCCCTGAAAGAGCCTGCTTTATGACAGGCATAATGTTCTTTGCAAAGGTCTTTACTGTGCTTACCATTTCTTTGATAAGATTTTTCAGGTCAGCGTTTTTGTCACCCATTCCTGCCATAAGGTTTGCCCACGCTGCTTTCACAGAACCAAGAGAACCGGAAACTGTTGTTGCCGCTTCTTTTGAAGTTGTACCTGTGATGTCAAGTTCGGTCTGTACCTTGTGGATAGCCTCTATCATTTTGTCAAATGACACGCTGTTGACGGTCTTTTCATTGACCTTTATCGAATCCCCAAGCACGCCTGAATCGTTGATTAGCCTTGCCATTTCTGCAGCAGTACCGCCATAGCCGAGCTTTAAGTTATCAAGCATGGTGTAATTTTGCTTTGCAAAACCCTGATAAGCGTTCTGGATAGAAGATATGTCCGTACCCATTTTGTTGGCATTGTCCGACATATCTACCATAGCCTCATTAGCTATCTCTGCTGCCTGAGCAGTATCACCGCCCAAGCCTTGCAAGAGCGAAGCAGAAAAGCTTGTGACATTCTGCATATAGTCATTAGCCGATATTCCTGCGGTCTTGTATGCCTCACTGGCGTACTTTACGATAGTATCAGCGTTGTCCTTGAATAGTGTTTCAACGCCGCCTATGTTCTGCTCATAGTCCGCATATGCGCTCGCAGAGCTTTTGACTATAGCGCCTATGCCTGCACTTGCCGCCGATATAGTTGCTATACCAGCTTTTGCGGCAAGTGCAAAGCCCTTTTTGATAGTGCTCCCAAAACCTGAAACGACCTTACCGCCAAGAGAACTTCCAAACTTGTGACCATCGGGCATACTATCCCCGAACGCTCTTCTCAGCTCTGACGCAAGCCCTTGCATAGACGGAACTATCTGCACATATGCTTTGCCCAGCTGTGTGCCGTTTTCTTCTGCCATGTTAGCCCTCCTTTCCTAAGATTTTTCTTCTTGCTTCCTCATAATCCTCACCGCTTTGGAACGCTGTTATCTCACTGTCGCTGTCATTCTTACCTATGAGCTTTTCAGCCATTGGCTGCGGTCTGTTCACGCCCTTTTGACCGTCCTTTGTCTGCGACCAGCATATCCATTGCAGGCGGTCAAATATCAGCGCAAGCAGTATTTCAGAAAACGAACCGCCAACATCATTAAGTTTGCGCTTGACCCGTGATGAACTGTCAAGGCCACAAAGAAAAGTCGCCACCTTTCGTGCAGGCAGCGACTTAAAGTCGTATATGTGATAATACTGTGCCATATCGCAATCAAGCTCATCAGGATAGCGCTCCATGACAGCGGCAAGGACTAGGAGTTTTTTGTCTTAGGTGTCTGGAAAATCTCCACGATAAGCTTTGTTATCTCTTTAGCCGATACATAGCCGCACTTTTCTCTTATCTTCTCGAAAGCTTTTTCTTTCTTGCTTCCCAGAGCGGCGTCAACTACCTTGACATATGCAATGGGGTCGCCCTGTTCACACTTGCCGACAGCTTCGATAAATTCATAGTCGTCAAGGGTCTTCTCCTCTATTTCAAACTCAAAACCGCTCTCTGTCTTACCTGTCAGCATAGGTTATTCCCCCTTTTTCATGTACTCATAGTGCGTATTGCCGTTTTCATCAGGTGTGGCCGTGATAGTCAGCTCATAGCCGATAGCCTCGTTGTCCTTGTAGGTGATGTCAGATATCTCCGTCACCTTGCCGAACGGAACGACCACTCTTTTCAGCACGTTATTTTTCAGTATCATATCAAATACGAACGCCTGATCTTCATGCTCGGCACTGTTTACCTTGATAGTCAGGCCAGTGTCAAGGTCGCCCGAAACATTGCTGCTATTGTAGACAGTTTTCAGCACATCTGTATTGGTACACTCTATCAGCTTTACCTTGAAAGTGTCCGTCTTTTCCGTCTGCGGAGTGTCAACGATATCTCCGCCCCATGCCTTTATGTTCTCGGTAGAAATGCCCGAACTGTTTGTAACGCCGTCCTCTGAACAGTAGCCCAAGCTCTTGAACGCTTCGTCAAGTGCTGTTGTTGCATCTGTCGGCAGGGTTGAGCCTGCGGCCGCTGTGAAAACCGCTCCGCCTACCTTTGGCTTGCCTGTTGATACGTTATCTTTGTTGTTTGCCATAGTATTATCACTCCTCGTAGTAGGTTATATCAAATACCGCCTGATAGCGGTATCGCTTTGTTTCTGTGTCTGTGTAGTTGTAGTCTGATGTGCATACACAGCGGCATATATCGCCCTGTGACACGCTTTCAGACATAGCCTTTTTAACTTTTGCGTTAAGTTCTGCCGCCCCGTATAGGCTCGCTGAGTAGCTCTGAACGGCTATGGTGGCAGATGTGATAAAATCATTCTCTGCCGAGCCTAGCTTGTCGATAAGCACATACTCTTTTGGTGGGTTTTTAGGTTCTTCAAGATAAGCCGAAACGTTAAGCTTTGCTCCCAGCCAGTCAAGAATTATCTTCTCTATCACTTGCCAAGCACCGCCTTTAAAAGTGTGTTATCTCTAAGATTAGCACGCTGAGCCTTCTTGGTTTTAGCCTTGACGATAGCGACCTTACGGCGCATTTTCGGGTACCTTGTCCATGTGATAGTATACGCTTTATGCCCCGTGCCGAGCCTCTGAACGGCTCTGTCGGCATAGCCTTTGACCATGCTTTCAACAGGCTCAGAGCAAAGAAAAGCCGCAATGCCGTTGTGGTCAAGCTCTATCTTAACTTTACTCATAGCGCTCCACCTTTACTTTCTTGTTCCACTTTAAGGGGATATTATCGTCAATGCCCTGCGTAGGGATACCCACAGTTTTGAACGTCATTCCCCAGAACTCGACTTCTGTATTCTCCCATATGTGCGTGTCGCCTTTCGGGATAGCAAGCACATAAGCTATGCGTTTGCCTGATAGGTTGATCTCGTTCACAACGTCCTCTGCGGACGGCTCGCCCACAAGCACGTTTTCGACAACTTCCTGCGAAGTTTCGTATATAGGTCTTTTGAAGCCGTCAATGCCTGTCTGCGTTTTTACAGACAGCTTGACAGGTATGCCTTTGATATTTAATCTCATACATCATATACCTCCATAGCTCCGTATCTCTGCCGCATAACGCCCAGTTCTTTCAGTTCATTTCTGAGAAAATACAGTTGCTGTCCTGCGTTGAGATAGGTCATTGATACTGAATAGCCCATAGCTGCCTGCGACGCCTGCACAGCAGGTGGTGCATTATCAGCCGAACAGTCAAGACTTCTCACAACAGCCTTTGAGATTATCGCCTTTACTGTCAACGCATAGTCTTCATCACTTGTCACAAGGGCATTGACATCAACGCCGTAACGCTTGCCTATAACACGGAGCTTTGCGCAGGCGGTCTCGATAAGACTATCCGCCGCCTGCTGCTCCTGTGATGTAAGCTTTCGTCCGTATACTGCTATGTCGTCGATAGTGGCATAAACGCTGCTCATTCTGTTGCCTGAACGGCCTGAACGGCTGCAAACGCCTTAGGGTCAAGGATAGCAAAGCCGATATAAGCCTCTGTTCTGAGATACACCTCATTGTGACCTTTCAGATCTCTGCCTGAGTTATCAGGGTCGCCGTACTGGATAACTTCAAGGGGCAGCTCCTTTGCGTAGCCCCACTTGAAAGCTCTTGCAAAGTCGCCTACGATAGCCCTGTCTGTACCCTTATTAAAGTTTACGGTGGAATTTACATCGCAGGCTGTGCCGTTAAGGCTGCCCGGGTTTGCACCGAGAGCAAACTCTGGATACTGCTTTACGCCGTTGACCTTGAGTTTTGCAAGAGAAGAGGCAAACTCCTTTGAGAACGCAAAGCCTGTAACGTCGTAGTCGCCAAGCTTAGCAACTGCATCTTCGAGGTTGCTTTCAGGGTCTGCGCTGTCAAAGTCTACCTTTGCGGTGTTGTTGGCAACTGCCTTGTCGATATAGTTATCGCCGAGAGCTGCAACAACTGTCTTTTTTCTCGGGTTTATTCCGTGAAAGCCGAGAATGTCGATCGCACGAGCGAATTTGATAGCTGCGCCCTCTGCAAAAGACTTGATGACTTCAAGCTTTTTCTCGTCTGTTCCGTAGATGAACTCGTCGCTGAAACGTGCGCCGTATTCTATCTTCAGCGGACGCATCGTCACCTTGCCGGGTTTAGCACTGCCTGCGGATTTAGCCTCGCTTTCACCGATAACGTCCGCCTCATCGTCCATAGAGAAAACGAAATAGTCATTGCCGTTAAAGGACACAGGATCTCTTCTGCTGAGCTTTGCAAGGGTGGAATGACCCTTTACTGTTGAAAAAATGCTTGTTACTGTTTCAGGCTCAAGAAGTGTGCCTCTCTTAATTGTTTCTGCCATGATTATTCTCCTTTCAGCTTTTCAAGTGTTTTTCTAAGTGCGTTTTCCGCACTGTTTTTGCTTGGGTCGCCCTCTGCTCTGAAATCAGGGGCATTGTGTGATGTCTTAAAGTATTTTGACATCTTTTCTGCATCGGCTCTTATAGACTTTTCGTCCTCGCCGCTGAGCCTGTCCGAAAGCTCCGCAGGAAGTCCGTACTCCTGTGCGGCTCTCAGTTTGCAAAGGCTCTGTTCAGCCGCCTTGCCCTTTGCCGTAAGGTCTGCTATAGTGGTTTCATAGCCCTTGACCTTTTCTGCCATATCAGCAGGGGAAACATATCCCTCGAACTGCTTTGTGACAGCATTTGTGTTTTCCTCCAGCTTGGCATTTACTATCTTGTCAAGCTGTTCCTGCGTTGTGACAGGTTCAAATTCTTCTGCCATAATATCATTCCTTTCAAATATCAGTAGCTTATCTTTTGCTTTTTCTTTTCTTTAGCGTTCGCACAGCTCCAATGTGCAAGCACCACCGACTCTAGCAGCGAAATGTCAGCACCCTCCATTATTGAGCTGTAACCGAAACCTCCGCCTGAGCCTATGGCTCTGTGTTCACAGTTTGAAACAGCCTGCTCAAGTGCAGGTTGTTCTGCGTGGCATATCTTATCAGCAAACAGACTTTGCTCAAACTGAGCTGACGCCTGCACCACCTCAGCAACCTTTGGCAGCACAGCCTTGCACTTAACTCCTGCGTCTTTCATATCACTTTCAAGCACAGCCTGTCCGTTTGCACCGTCTATGGTCACTTGCCTTGCGTGAGGATTTCTGAGATATGAGATTATCCAGCCGTTCCCCTCTCGCACAGGGCGGCAGTCGATAGCTTCAACGAATATTTTGCCGTCAGAAGTTTTAACAGCAACTGCAAGAGAAACATTTGCCGTATATCTTGCATACTTAACGCCGAAGAACAGTTCAGGCGTGCCTGAAAGCTTTGGTGCTGTATCGATCTGATAGTTATGCCATTCCTCCCGGCTTATGGCAGACTTCTGATTGTATCTTAACCACAGTCCTAAACGCTGGATATTATCGTCTGTCTGGTCTTTGCCAAGCTCTGAACGTATCTTACGCTCGGTTAATATCGTGCCGAGTGAGGGATTTGTTTCATACCAAAGTTCAGGGTCATGTGCGTCAGCCATTTCAGGTATGCTCCACTCTGCCCAGCCGCTGTCAACGTTAGTTCCACTCAGAGTGTCACGGCGGTACTGATAGAACACAGTTCCAGATGATACCGCAGTAGGAGGAGTGCCGCACATCAGTGTCTGAGGGTTTGCAGAATCGGTAACAACGTATTTCAATGCACTTTCTTGGTCAGCCGTGTACTCCTGAGCCTCATCTATAACGAGCAGGTCATAGCCCTCACCAAGTCCGCCTTTTGATGAACGTGTACGGAAGTTGATAAGACCTCCGTCATTATCTTTGAGCCACTCGATACGTTCAAGGCCAAACTGTTTTGTGCTCTTGAAATCCTCTTTTTCGGTATATCCTGCCTTTGCAAGACGTTCAATGACCTTTTCCCATGCGTTGTGAGAGGTGGTCGTTCTGTGTGCCGTATAAAGAACACGCTCTCCGTGGATAAGTCCCCAGAGAGCACGCATTATAAGTATTTCAGATTTTCCGTTACGTCTTGGCACGCTGTAGCCGTATTTCATATGCGTCCACAATCCCTCGTCATTGGTCGCCATTATGTCATATAGCTGTATTTCCTGCCATTCCTGAGCAGTTCTGCCTGTGCTGTTATATAACTCTACAGCCTCGTTGCCCTTAGTCTGCTCATAAGGCAGGACAAGGGCTGTGGTGGGGGTCTGCCTGCCGACTCTCTTATCCTCAATAGGGAATTACCTCCTTTTGGGTATGAAAAAAGCACCCGTTAAGGT